TGTCGTATGTTGCACTAAACGCGTTAGATACCGTAACGCTAGAAACTGCTGTTCCAATAGTTGTGCTACTAATCAATACTAAGCCGCTTGCACCGACTGGTTGCCAAGCCGCGCCATCGTAATACTGCGTAGCGTTGGAATCTTCTAGATAGGCGAACTGGCCTTCTGCCAAAACCTTCTCGCCACTACCGCCAAAAGCGTCATTGCGTGTCGCTGTACCGCTGAACACAGGGATGCCAGAGTTCGTGATGTTCATATCCGCTGCGGTCAGGGTCTCTCCTGACACATACACGGGGACTGTAGTTACTGCGTTGGCTCCCATAAGTACTCCTATCCTACGACATTCTTTGTCTTGTTTGTCATGACTTGAATCTCACATAAACTATGCCGCTACTGCCGGCACCACCTGCAAAGTTTCCGCAAGTGCCTCCGCCGCCTGAACCTGTGTTGGCTGTTGCTGAGTTTCCTGTGCCTGTAGTTTTGCCTGCGTTGCTGTTTGCCGAACTATTGCCTCCAGCGCCTCCAGCGGTTGAACCTCCTCCTCCGCCGCCTGTCGCAACAAATGAGGCCGCGCCGCCGATGAATGCGCTTCGGTCGTATCCGTTTCCACCTGCGCCAGCCGTGTTAGTAACCGCGGCTGTCCCTGCCACCGAAAAACCTCCGCCCCCGCCGCCTGCTTCAGTCGCACCTGCACCACCAATTTTGCCAGCATTTTGGTCAATAGTTGTTGCTGGCGGGTTTGTAATTTGTCTGCCACAACCGCCATTGCTTGCACCTAAAGTAGTAAAACTATTTGGTCCAGTAGTGCCCTGACCAGCACCACCACCAGCGACAGATAACAAAGTTCCTAAACTTGACTTAGCACCAAAAGTTGCAACCGCAGCATCAGCTGCACCTCCAGCCCCACCAGCACCGACATCTGCCGTATAGGTTGTTGCGTCAAGATAAACCGTAGAAATTAAAACACCACCAGCACCACCGCCGCCGCTGCCAAGATTTCCAAAACTAGAGTTTCCGCCACCAGCCCCACCACCACCCGAAACCAACAACACATCAAACAAGCCAGCCTTGCTGACCGTCAATGTTCCATCAGTAGTAAAAGTCAACAACGTGTAATTTATGCCGCCAACCGTAATACTTGACGAACTTCCACCGGTTGCCGCCCCATAAGTTGCACCGCCACCGCTAAAAAAAGTGAAGACTGACGCTGACAATGCTACGAGTGTGCCACCTCCGTGTTGCGCCAATGCAAGTGATCCTGATGTGTTGATTGTTACGCCTGCACCAGCCGTGATCGTTGACGTGCCTGCGCCTTTGTTAGCGATGAAGATTGTGTCACCAACACCAAATATCGAGTTGTTGATTGTGACCGTGTTTGCTGTCGCCACATTCATGACAATGCGTTTGCCGACATCACCTAGCACAGCCGTATAGGAAGCGGTCTGATCGTTGATCGGAAGAGTCGTAATCGCATTCATTTGTGCGCTAGTCAACTTCTGCCCGAAAGTGAATGGGAAAGGTGTTGCCATGATTCTCCTATGTTAGTGCAACATTTGCAGCATCAAGTTTTGATGTGTCAAGTATAAACGGTGTGAGCAACTGCACCTGTCCCAAGCCGATATTCACTTCATGTCTGGCAGGGCTGAGTCGATGTTGAATGGATTCGACAACGACATCTTGAGTGACGGTGAGGGGCGCACCGGACTCGAACACTCTGGTGACGGTCAAGATGTCACCAATTTCTAGGGCTGCGATCTGTTCCTGCTGGGCGGCAGTCAACATGTTCACCAGCACCGTAGCCTCATTGAACTTCACCACCGGCTCCGAGAACCGTCCCACCAAGTTCTCAGCCAACGCCGATCCAGCAGCCTGAGTCGCCAACGGGATATCTGTCAACGAAAAGTTTTTGATCCCATACTCAGCCTGCGAAGCCGTCCCATTCGCGATGCTCGATACTGTCCCACCAGATATCTGCACCGATGCACGGTTCACCACAGTCTCAGCACCATACAGATTTGACAACGACAAGATCGGGATCGCACCCACCGCAGTCCCACCCAAACTTGCCACAGCCGTACCAAACGAAACTGACACCCGAGGATCAAACTCAAGCAACCCAGACCTGTTAGCAAACAGACGGCCATCCTCAGCAAACTGCACAGCCTGCAAAGCAGCCAACGCATTCGTCGCATCCTCATAAGCAACCGTCCCACACGTTGCCTGACCAGTAGCGATACTGCGCAACGCTGTAGACCAAGCCACCTCAGACCTGTTCAGGATGGTGTTCACACGAGCCGAAGTCAACTCCGATGAAGGAGTAAACCCAACCAAAGTGGTCTGCGATATTTGTGCCAAAGCATCAACAGCCGTGATCGCAGCCGATGACAACTGTGGTTCCGCATAATCAATGTTCATATCAAACAGATAGCCAGAGAACATTGCTGCTGTACCAGCCGAACCGCCAAACACCCGCACCTGGCGTTTCGGTGCGATACCCAATGAACCCTGATACCAATCCGAGTCAGTGTTCAACGGATCAAACTGACGGCCAGACGCTTTGTCATCTGCAACGATCGAGCAGTTGCCTGCGTTGAATGCGTCAAGTTGTGTGGCACGTCCACGATTGATGTTCACCGATGTCACATATTCGGTGATGTCCACAAAGTCTGTGGCTCCGTCTAAGACATAGTCACCGTCAAGTTCTGACGAGATACTGTCAGAGTCAAGTTCAAATTGGTCAGACACGAAGCCGACATCCAACAACACCTTGACCGTTTCCCCCCACTTCATAACCTTCGCCATCAGCCGAACGTCCCCGTGAACGGGTTCCCTCCATTGTTCCTGGCACGACGATTCAGAATGTCCTGAATCTCCTGAGCCACCTGATCAGGACTAGAAACCAAACCAGCATTCACATTGATGACCGTCTGTCCAGAGTTCTGTGGGAATGTACCGGTGAACGGATTGCCACGAACCGAAGCAGGAACATCAGCAGAAACAGCCATCGGATTCGGAACACCAGCAGCAATCTTCGGATACAACTTCGCCAACTCACCCCGCTTCTCCTCAGCATCATTCAAACGCTCCTGAGCGTCAGCCTCTCGCTCAATAGCATCAGCCACAGCCTGCGAAGCATCAGCCTGCTTCTTCTTGGCCTCGTTGACCTCAAGCAAAGCATCCTTATACACCTTCGTCGTGGCAGTAGCACCAGAGATCGCCTCATCCACCAAATCATTCTTCTCAATCAACTCACCCGTCGCATCAGTCTGATCATCAATCGCATCCTTCAAAGCCAACTTCGCCTCAGCCAACGCAATCTCAGCCTCACGAACAGCCTGAGGAGAAGACTCAGGGTCTTTGCGAACCTTTGCCAACTCCAACTCGGCATCCTTCACAGCGAACGTCGACTGCTCAATCCGATACCCAGCCCGCTCAACACCACGCTGAGCCTTATCCAACGCCAACAAAGCCGCCTTAGCCTGTGGAGAATCAGCACCGAACCCAGCAGTGATCTGCGCCAAGTTCGCTTCCGCTGTAGCTAGATCAGCATCAGCCTGAGCCTTCGCCTCATTAGCCCGCTTGGAATCCTTCTGCGCCTGAGTGAAGGCCTTCTGTGCAGATGATGACGACTTCAACGCATCGGTGTACAACTTCAACTTCTCTGCCGCAGTCTTGACAGTCTTAGAAGTTCCACCAAGTTTGCCATCCAAATCACCAACACTAGAACTAGCACCCTTGATTTCGATCCCGAAAGACTTGGCGATCTGAGTCATCCTGTTCGTCTCTGCGCTCATACCTTTCTGTGCATTGGCGGCAAGATTCAAATCTGTCTTGAGATTGCGAATGACTCCCTGTTGAAGTTCAAATGCGATTCGAGCGTCATCGGCTGCCTTCTGAGTTTGACCAGGATCAGCCAACTTGAGTTCGGTTCCTGCCAAAGTATTCACAACGCCTAACGCAAGGTTCGCACCTAAACCAATAAGAGCCAAGGATTGTGTGGCTTTGTTAGCCATATCAGCAAACGATGCAGAAACAGACAGACCGATGAGTTTGGCATAGGCACCAACGATTCCAAGATTGTCAACAAAGGCAGAAAGAGCACCTCTTAAACCTCGATCACCGAAAGCATCAATCGCAGCCTGTAAAGCATTAGGCAACTTCAAAATTGAATCTTTGAATAACTCATTGTTCAAGATTGCAAAACCAATCGTTTCAACTGCCTCACCAATGACTGTGCGTGTCCGTTTCAACGCACCACCGAACGTGTTAGCAGCTGCATCAGCAGCACCACCAAACTGACCATTCAACGTGTCAAGAACAGCACCGAAATCTTTTGACTTCTTCGTCTGGTCATCAAGCGGAATACCAAGTCGAGACAACGCAGTGAACTGACCTTGGCTGGCCTTAGCCAACGCCAAAGTGACCGAACCCAAGTCTCGACCTGTTGCCGCAGAAATATCTTGAGCAGTGTTCAACAAATCCTGTGACTTAGTCAGATCACCAGTTGCACGAACCAAAGTGCCAAGCGAGTCACGCAACTCTGTGTCACTTGTGCCGGTGCGTAACTGGGTCACCGAAATATACTTCTCAGCAGAAGTAGTCAACGCCTCATTCGCACCGAAGGTGGCCTCAAGCTGACGCTGCAACTCGACCTGAGACTTCTGATCCTCAATCGCAGCCTTCGCCGCCACAGTCAACCCAGCAGCAACAGCACCAAACGCAGCAGTCGCAGCGACACCAATGCTGCTGAAACCTGGGATCAATCCACCAGTCGCCTTGTTCAGACCTTTCAGACCTGCATTGATTTTATTGAAGCCAGAAGTAGCCCTATTGGTATCTGCAAGAAACTTGACAACAAACGTGCGCTCACCAGCCATGCGCCGATTCTACTCGCATGCCCCCAACTGCTGACGCAAAGCACGAAACTCTGAAGCCATCACACGATACAAATCCTTACCTTCCAAACCAGCCCAACACGACAAATCAACAGGTTCATTCCACCAAGCCTCAGACAACAACACCGATTCATGGCGACGCGCACGAGGCTCACGAACCTGCCGAGACTTGACGGGCTTCGGTTGCTCAACAACATCCCAACTGAAATCGGTATCCAACAAAGCACCACGACCCTCATGAAACTCAAAGGTCTGATCTGGTGCATGTTGTGGAAGATAGAACAACCGTGCAGGGTCTTTCGTCTGAGGGTCACCAACAAGATTCAACCGTTGATGCAAGCCCTCCCAAACCGCCCGCCACAA